CCTGAGTTTGAAATTGCTAATGACGGAGTGCGTAGTACTGATACTCAATTCAGAGATGAGATTGCAGAATTGTTTGAGACAACTATTGAAAAAAGAGCTCTAACGATGCATAGAGTTAAAGGGACTGTACGTAATAGAGTTAGTACAATCATGGATTACTTAGAAGGAAGATAATGAATAATCAAGACGAACTTAATAAACTGGTAGGTGTTCATCTGGGTAAGGCTGGCGATGGTACAGCTGTTAAGCCTTACGTGACTCCTGATACTGTTGATCCAACGCTGCTTGTACCGGTGCCTCGAGTACTGAATAGAACGGCATATAATATTGATGAAGATAAGTTACCGTTTGTAGGTACTGATGCATGGAATGCTTATGAGTTCTCTACATTACTTACAAATGGTTTTCCTGTATCGGGTTGGTTGAAATTTGCCTACTCTTCTGACTCTCCTAATATTGTTGAGTCTAAGTCTGTTAAGCTGTATTTGAACTCCTTTAATATGGCCAAGCTAGTATCTACTACAGATGATATGTGGCAGGTAGAGGATAAGATTGCAAGTGATCTTTCTGATGCTGTTGGAGCCGATGTTCAGGTATTTGTGCGCTGGGGTGATGTAGATACTGTTAAACCTATTGTTGGTGACTTTATTTCTCTTGAGCACTATTGCAATATCGGTAAGTTAACATTTGATCAGTACAATGAAAGTCCTGATACACTACAGGTTGTACCTAGTATTGGGCGGTATGAGAAATGGCGTTCTTACTCTCTTCGATCTAACTGCCGTGTAACTAATCAACCTGATTGGGGCGATGTATACGTTCATATCAAGGGTGAGAAAGCGGTAACGCCAGAATCGTTACTGCAGTATATTGTGAGTATGCGAAAGGAAAATCACTTCCATGAAGAAATCTGTGAATGCATTTATAAGAGATTGTATGACCTCCTCGAACCTGAAGAACTATTTGTGGCATGTCTATATACGCGCCGCGGTGGTATTGATATCAATCCTATTAGGGCAAATAATAATCGCATACTTTATAAGTACGCAGCAATAGCCGATGTAACTAACTTTTGTACAAAGACTGCAAGACAATGATAGAAAAAATTATAGGACCTGATCCTAATGTAAATGAGATCTGTAATGAGTTTGAATCCAGAGCATTACATGGGTTTAAAAAATACGGTGTTACAACTGAGCGTACCGATCTAGATACGCTGCAATGGATTCAGCATCTCAAAGAAGAGCTGATGGATGCTATTGTCTATATTCATCGTATTCAAAAAGACTTAAAGGAAAAGCAAGATGATTTTAAGTGATGCATTATCGTTATTACCTGATGTAAAAGGTTGTGTAGTTATTCTATCCGGTGGTATGGATAGTACGATTGCAATGCGATTGGCTGTAGAGAAGTATGGTAGGGGAAATGTTTCTGCTCTTACTTTCTATTATGGCCAGAAGCAGAAGCGTGAGATCGATATGGCTCGCGCGACTACTCGTATGCTACAAGTAGAGCATAAAGTAGTAGATGCATCCTTCCTTGGTGATATCAGCAAAGGCTTTTCGGCTAACGTTGATACTGAAATGGAAATGCCTACTATTAAAGATGTACTAGGTGATCCTCGTCCTAAGACTTATGTACCTAATCGTAATATGATCTTGATGTCGATTGCTGCTGCATATGCAGAGACGCAGAATGTCGATACTGTAATTTGTGGTCTGCAGGTTCACGATGAGTATGGTTATCATGATACGACTCAGAGATGGGTAGATAAGATTAACGACTTACTATCTGAAAATCGTATCATTAAAATTAAACTAACCGCCCCGTTTAGTCTTTTATCTAAGTACGATGAGTTAAAGATACTTCGGGAACTTGATGGTAAATTAGACTTGACTTTATTCACACTTACATGTTATAATCCTGATAAGGAAGGTGATTCATGTGGAGTATGTCCTAGCTGTTCGGAGCGTATTGCTAACTTTGCCAAGATCGGTGAGAAGGATCCCGTACCATACTCTAAAGATATCCCCTGGCAAGACCTAATTGAGAAAATGAAGGTGTAATATGTGTGCAATAACCGGCTCTTTACATAACGAAAACCTTAAAGACTTATATGCCCTTAATGCGTATAGAGGTGAGTTAAATTACTCATTGGCTACTTTTAAACCTTATAAGGGTAAGGTAGAGTTTCAAACTTTATTTCAAGATGACGGTAAAATGCCCGATACATTAATTGACAGTATACCTTGTAAGGAAGGTGACTTTATACTCGCCCATTCTCAAGCACCTACTACAGATTCTAAAAACGTTCACCCGGCAGTCTTTGGTGAAGCTATGCTATGGCATAATGGTATTATCAAGCAGAATAAGCTCAGCACTGGTACCTGGGATACAGCTTGGTTGCTAGAACAAATCATTGATTACGGCTGGTCATCGTTATCAAGGGTAGATGGGACGTTTGCCTGTATTATGTACTTGAATGGAAGTCTTTATGTATTCAGAAATGAAATATCACCTCTGTTTATAGACGATCGCTTTAACATATCATCAACGAGATATCAAGGTAGTGTACCTCTTACTCCTAATAAAGTTTGGAAGTTAAATTTTAATACAATGTACCTTGATGCAGTAGCCTATTTTGAAACAATGGAAAATCCATATTACATACCAGAGGAAGCATGAAACATATTCTAGGACCTAATAGTAACTCTTCACTAACAAATGTTCAAGAGGGAGACAGCCAACCTAATGCTGTTGACCTTCGACTTGATAAGGTATTTCAAATTCAACCTAACATATTTGAGCTTAGCAATGAACACAAAGTACACCGGGGTTCTAAAGAACTCATACCTGACGCGGATGGCTATTTTACGCTTTACCCGGGGGCTTATGAGGTCGTTATGGAAAACATCATCCACGTGGGAAAGGGTGAGGCTGGCTGGGTCATTACTCGTAGCACTCTTAATCGTAATGGTTGTTTTATTACTTCAGGTCTTTACGATTCTGGTTACCACGGTGTTATGGCCGGTGTTCTACATGTTACAGTTGATACAGCCAGGATTAAAAAAGGGACGAGGATCGGACAATACTTAAGCTTTGATTCAGAATCATTAGCATCGTACAATGGTGATTACGGGATAGGTAAATCACATGACGCCAAATATACCTAAGATTATTGGTATTACGGGCGCTACCGGTTTTATCGGTGGCGCTCTTGCTATTGAGTTTAAGAAAAGAGGATACCACGTTGTAGGTATTGACCTTGTTCGTCGTAAGCATTTAATGAAATACTTTGATGATTTCTTTGAGCAAGACTTTGAAAATATTCCTAACTTTAAATCTCCTGCGTGGGATAGTTGTGATGCAATTATACATTGTGCAGGTACCAGTCTTGTAGGACCGAGTATCAATAACCCTATCAACTACTATAACAATAATGTAGCTAAGACTATTAAGTTACTTGACTGGTGCGTTTTTCATAAGAAGCATTTTCTGTTCAGTAGTAGTGCTTCGGTTTATAAAACTAAAAATACACCTCTTACCGAAGATGATGAAAAGCAACCGCTTTCACCTTATGCGAAGAGTAAATGGATGGTTGAACAAATAGTTGGTGACTTCTCTGAATCCTATAAGTTACCTGCTACCATCTTTAGGTACTTTAATGCATGTGGTGCTGTAGGAAGTAAGCACGGTCAGCAACCTAAAGCGTCACATATCTTTCCTAGACTAATGGAAGCTACCAGAGAGTTTGATCTGTATGGTAACGATTTTAATACACCAGATAGAACGTGTATAAGAGATTATATTCATGTTACCGATATAGCAGATGCTCACGTTAAAGCAGTTGAAAGATCTGTGTATGGAGTATATAATCTAGGGTCTAATAACGGCTTTTCTAATAAACAGATTATTGATGCTGTGAATAAAAATTTAATTGTAAATGTGCTCGGTAGACGTCTTGGTGACACAGACTGCTTGGTAGCCGATAATACATTTGCAAGATCTATGTTGGGCTGGGTTCCGCTATCCACTCTTTCCGATATTGTAAAAGACTTAAATGAGTGGTATGGCTCTGACAATTTTAAAGGAATAAAAAATGTCTAAATTTTACTCAACTAAGACCTATGGAACTGATCGCGGGCTAAGCTGTTGCTTCAGGCAATGGCGAGCTTCTCACAGTCATTGCTCTACCCTGCATGGTTACTCGATTGGTATTAAATTAGTATTTGGTTGTGATACTCTAGATGATAAGAACTGGGTGATGGACTTCGGTGGCTTGAAAGGATTTAAGAACTGGGCAGATGATATGTTTGATCATACTCTGGTTGTTGCTAACGACGATCCTATGTTACCGTTCTTCAAAGAAATGGCTGCACAAGTTAATATGGGTTCTATTAATCTTGAAAGTAAAGTACCTCACGAAAGAGGTGCTCTTTGTGATCTACGAATCGTTGACGGTGTTGGTTGTGAGATGTTTGCTAAGATGTGCTATGATAAGATGACAGAAATTCTTTGTGAAGGTGGTAATAATCGCGTGTATGTAAAGAGTGCTGAAGTATTTGAGCACGCTGGTAACTCTGCTATCTATGAAGTATGAATAGTCTAGAGAAAGTTTGGGCACGAGCAACCGGTCATTTAATGGGCAGTACAGATAGTGATAAACCTGATGTACCTATATTAACGCTCCGAGAAGCTCGTGTTGCTTTATTCCTTAAAACCTTCTGGATAGGTATACATATTATTACATGTATTTTTATTATGGCTAATACGATAAGGCATTGGTAATGACGAAAGTTGCGCTAGTTACAGATACTCATTTCGGGGCAAGATCGGATTCTATTCCCTTCGATAATTTCTTTAGGAAGTTTTACGATAAGACCTTTTTTCCTGAGATCGATCGAAGAGGGATCAAAACGATCTTTCATCTCGGTGATTGCTTTGATCGGCGCAAGTATATTAATTTTAATACTCTATCTTCTTGCCGCGATTATTTCTTTAGTGCGGCCAAGCAAAGGGGTATCG